GGACAAGGTCACGTTCGCCGACGTCGTGTCTGGCACTACCAACGAGGTGACCAACGCCGGGTACGCCAAGAAGGTGCTCGGCGACGTAGACCTCGTGGCGTTCGCGCCCGACCAAGCCAACGACCGGGTGGACCTCGACATTCCGGACCAGACCTGGACAGGCGTGGCGGCGGGGGATGGCTGGAACGACTTCGTGACCGGATATGACCCAGTGGGCAGCCAGACCATGAGCGATATCGTTCCGCTCACGCTCCACGACTTCGTTGTGGTTCCAGACGGCAGCGACATTACGGCGCAGATTGCCGCGGCGGGTTTTTTCCGTGCGAGCTAACTAGTGGGCCAGCGCAAAGTATCCTCCTGCCCGACGTGTTTGCGGAGTGCGCGCCGTGGCTTGCTGTGGCTCGGCGGGAACGACTACGTCGAGTGCCCCGACTGTGGCGGGCCCAGCGGTGGGCATCCTGGCGTGTTCATCCACTACGAAGAAATCATCGTGCCTGGCCGGTCGATCCTCATGCCGGGCCGCCGCGACGGGCATCCAGCAGTCGCGGTCGCCTCGCGAAAGTGAGCGGTCTATGAGAAGCGTGAGCGTTCCTCCAGTAGACTACGCCGCGAACCATGCTGAGGCCATCACCAGAGGCGATGTGCCAGAAGGCACGGTGGCCCCCGTGGTCCGGCGCTTTACCGACGTGGAGTTGATCCACAGCCCTGGCTGCGGACTAAAGTTCCTAGCGTCCTTCGACGAGGTGCAGCGCATCCTCGTCTGTCCGGAGTGCGGTGGTGAGACGACGATCCCGCCCGAGTACCGAGGACTCCTCTAGTGGCGACCTACGGATTAGCGAACCTGACGACGGCGACTGGCACGGGTGCGGCTTCTCTGGAAGTACGGACGGCCGCCACCGACCGGGCCAAAATCCGCCAGATCATGGCAACGCTCAATGCGGCCACCGCGTCCATCTTCGGCATCGGGCGTCCCGCGGCCATCGGCGTCACGCCGACCTCGCCGATTACTTGGCTTGCGAACGATCCGGCCGACCCCGCCGGCACGGTGCAGACGGCGCTCGCGTGGGGGACGGGCCCGACGGTCCCGGCGAACTTTTTTGCGCGCCTGAACCTGCCCGCGACAATCGGGGCCGGTTACATCCTCACCTTTCCAGACGGGCTGGTCATCGCGATCTCCTCCAGCATCGTGCAGTGGAACCTCGCGGCGGTCGGCGCGGTCAACATCAGCGTGGCGGGAGACGAGTGATGTGGCTGTCTACTCACTCGGGCAACGCGCCACCGGGTTCACGAATGGCACCGCCCTATGGGAGCTGAGAACCGCCGCGGCCGCGCGCGCGCGACTCCACGTCGTCAGCCTCAGTGCGAGCATCGCGACGAGCGGCCCCCGGTTCGGGCTCGGTCGCCCGGCTGCGATCGGCGTGACGCCCACGTCGCCGCAAACGTGGCTGGCGCACGACCCAGGCGATCCGGCCGGCACCGTCCAAGGGGCGTTGGCGTGGGGGACGGGCCCCACCGCTCCCGCGCGGTTCTTCGCGCAACACCTGTTGTTCAACCAATACATGCTGTTCTGGACCTTCCCGGTGCCGTTGGTCATCGGCGTCTCGTCGAGCATCGTGGTGTGGAACAGCACCGGTGGTACGTCAACGGTCGTGGATATGTTCACCCGCGGTGACGAATGATATTCGGTAGCCCACTCACCCTCGCACCTCCTGGCGTGCGGCAGCGTTCGCAGCGCCTGAACGAGACTGACCTCGCAGTTGGGCCTGGAATGTTGCCGCGAGGCGAGCCGATTCTCGACCGGACGCCGGCGGGGTTCCCCGCCAGTCTGATCATCGAGCACGAGGTGGCGGCAGCGGGCCAGACGATTGCTGTTGAACAGGCCCCGGAAACAGACCTCGCGCAAGCCATCACCTGGGCACCGAAGCATCGGCTGGTCGCGCCGAGCACCGAAGCGGATCTGGCGCAGGCGGTTACCCGCCTGAAAACGCGTGCGATCACGCAGGCCACCGAGAGTGAACTCGCGCAGCGGATTACGGCCCGTAAGAGCCGCACGCTGGGCCAGCTTCTGGAGACCGATGTCGCGCAGGTCGTGACGTCGCACAAGCGCACGACGCTGGCGCAGGCAGTGGAAGCGGATCTCGCGCAGGCTGTCACGCGTGTGAAGTCGCGCATTCTCGGGCAGTCGCTCGAGACGGATCTCGCGCAGTCCATCGCCCAGGGCGGGGATCTTCAGATCCCCGTTGGGCAGGTGATCGAAACGGATGTGGCGCAGGCGATTGCCTGGTCGCCGAAGCGCCGGCTCGTCGCGCAGGTGGCGGAGACCGAGCTCGCTCAGGGCATCGCGCATCGGAAGGCGCGCACGGTCGTCCAGGTGTTGGAGACCGATCTCGCGCAGGCGGTGATGTGGTCACCGAAGCGGCGTGTGGTCGCGCAGGTGAGCGAGATCGATATGGCGCAGGCGATCACGGCGATTACCCCAGTGAAGACACCGCGCCGTGGGGTTCGCATCGTGCGGCGTGGCTATAGGGACCCGTGGCGATGAACCGTCCCTGTCTCGAGCCTGGGTGCCCGGAGATCGTGGAAGCCCCGCGCGCTCGCTGTGCAGCGCATGAGGCAGCGTACCACCAGCAGGACGCTGTGCGCAGGGGGACGGCGGCGGAGCGTGGGTACGATGCGGACTGGGTAGCAGTGCGTGATGCGTATAAACGTGAGCATCCACTGTGTGAGGATCACCTGGAGCGTGGCGAGATCGTCCCCATGCAGCTGGTGGATCATAAGATCCCCCTGCCCTACGGCCCTCGGCTGGAGAAGACGAATCTCCGCTCGCTCTGCGATCCATGCCACAGGGTGAAGACGGATAAGGATCGAGCTGCTGGCTATCAGGCGAACGTCGTACCGAAGCAGGAGGAGCAGCGGGGATGGGTGATCGCATGAGCAACCGCACGCTGTTCGGCTATCCGATCGTGGTTAACGATGCGATGCCCGTCGGCGTCATCGTCCTTGGTCCGCCGCTGCTCGCGTCGCCGGGGGGGATACCGGGGTCCGATTCGTTCGGGGGGGTGCCCCGGAAGACCGCGCAGCAGGCGGATTTTTCTCTGTACGGGATCGAGGAATTTTAGGAGATGCCGGGACCTGTACCGAAGCCGCCCGGTCTGCGTCAGCGACGCAACAAAGTCTCGACGCGTTCGGTGCTCCCGAGCGTCGAGGAATCGAAGAAGCGGAAGGTTCCACCGCTCCCGTCGCGTGAGTCGAAGACTGAGAAATGGCACCCGCGCGTGTTGGACTGGTGGAAAAAGCTCTGGAAGTCACCGATGGCGGCCGAGTTTCTCGACGTGGAGATCGTCAGCGGTTTGCACCTGATTGCGGAGTTGCAGCAGCGTCGGTGGACGGTGACGGACCTCAAGGAGCTGATCGCCATCGCCGGCGAGCTGCGTCAGCAGGAAATCCGGTTTGGGGTCTCCCCGCTCGACCGCCGTCGGCTGCAATGGGAAATCGAGAAGGCGGAGCAGGCAGACGAGCGCACGAAGCGCCGTCGCCAAGTGAGGGACGATGATAAGAAACGTGCTGGCAAAGATCCGCGGGACATCCTGAAGGTCTCGCAAGGCGGGAAACGGTGAGCACGATCGTCTTCCCACCGGCCGACGACGAGCCCTGGCCAACGCTGGGGCCCGACGTCTGCGCGTTCATCGAGGAGAACCTCTGCCACGGTCCGGGCGATCTGCTGGGGGCATCGGTGCAGCTCGATGACGAGCAACGCGCCTGGATCTTCCGCATGTACGAGGTGGAGCGGCCCTATCACGAGCGACGGAAGAACAAGACCATCGTGCATGATAAGAACCCGCGCGCCGGCAAGCGGCGGTTTGAACGGTGCGTGCTGTCGCTGCGCAAGGGCTCGAACAAGACCGAGCTCGCGGCATTCATCACCGCCGTCGAGCTGCACGACGAGGGCCCGGTGCGCTGCGATGGGTTCAGGAAAGGCCGCGGCGGCATCCTGGTACCGATCGGCCGGCCGGTCACCGACCCGTATATCCCGATGATCTCCTACACCGAGGAGCAGACCGAAGAGCTCGCCTATGGAGCGCTGCGACGCATCCTCGAGATTAGCCGGATCGCCGGCGACTTCGACATCGGGCTTGAGCGGATCATGCGCGCGAGCGGGGACGGGAAGGCCGAGGCCGTCTCCGCCTCCCCGAATGCGCGTGACGGCGCCCGCACCACGTTCCAGCACGCCGACGAGACGCACCGCTTCACCCTCGACCACCTGCGCAGCGCGTGGAGGGTGATGCTCGCCAACCTCGGCAAACGGCCGATCGCGGATCCCTGGGCCTTGGAGACCACCACAGCCCCCGAGCCCGGCGCCGGCTCCACAGCCGACGCC